GCGGATGCCCGAGCAACTGTTGCCAAAGTTAAGAGAATCAATAAACCTTTTGCGAGAAAGATACAAATCCTTACAGTCGGAGAACAAAGAGCAAAGGTAATGGGAAAGTCAAAAGTAGCTAGTATTTTTAAAAAAGGTAAAGAAGCAATAAGGAGAGCCAGAGCATGACACGGATTAAACAATTTGCAAATGATATGGGTTTATCATACAATAAAGCCAAGAAGTTGGTTAACAAAGGAAGGCGTTTAAAAGACGGTGGTTCCTCAACATTGGAGAGATATATGCCAGTCAAAGCACAAAAGGGTAAAATTACAAAAATAAACGGCGGCAAAAAAGCAATAGGTGCTCAGATTAAAAATCTTGGTAGACTAGCAAGAGACGGTAAAATAAGTGTCGATGAAGCTATAAGACAAATGGATGCCATACAAGATAAACTGATGGAGATGCCAGACAAGAAAAAAAGTAGGGGTGGTGGCTTTGATTTAGGCAAAGAAATTAAAAAAATAGAAGCGTTAGATAAAACACCAGGTGGCAAATCAACAAAGGAGTTAATGCTTAAAATGATAAAAGATAGTAAAAAGAAACCGATTAAAAAAGCAAACGGAGGACTAAAGCCAATACCAGACGATAATCCAGGTTTAAAAGCTCTTAAAAAAGAAAGACCAGATGTAGTTGCAAAAATGGGATTTAAGAAAAAGGGTGGCACATTATCTTTTGACATGGGTGGCATGAACGATATGGAAGATGGTAGCTACATGGCAAAGATAGAATCTTTACAAATAGTGCCTACTAAAAAAGATAAAGAAAGACCAAGACCAGGTAGAAGTCAAAGAGGCACAGTGAGAGGTGGTGTACCTTCTCGTAAAAGAAAAAGCATGAAAGAAATGTCAATGAAAAGACCAAAAAGAATGAGTGGTGGTGGTGTAGCCAGAGGAACTGGTGCAGCCGTCAAAGGAACTGGATTTAAAGGAGTCTATTAGTGGACGAAGATTTTGACTTTGATGACGGAGGTGGCAGTCCCGAAGATTATGGGATGACACAAGTCGATTTTGACGCGGCAACCGAAGCTGGAAGAGATGTTTTTAGTGACAACCTTGGCGGAGATGACGCAGAGGGTTTCAGTTCGTTTGCATTTGATCGTACTCCACAACAAACCTATACTATGGGTAGGGGTGCTACTGCTACCAATCCGTTTCCAGAGTCTATTTTTTCAAGATTATTTGGTGCAGAAAACGTAGACTATACAAATATACTTGGATCTCAAGGTGTTGCTGGTATAAATCAATTAAGATTTGATCAAGCTATGAATCCATCACAATTTAAGATGGGTGATTTTTATGTTGGACAACCAACATTTGAGGAAGGTATTGTAAAAGAAGTTCCAAGAGGTGGTATTATTGATATGGTTCCAGGCTTAAGCACAATCGCTAATGTTCTTGGAAGAAACAGAGGACTACCAGAAGGATCAGATGCGTTTAGAAAAGCTGTTGAAGAGTCAAAGAAATCAGTCTTTCAACCTTTAACAGATATTATAAATAGCATAACCAGTGGCATAGGAAGTCTTACAGATCGTTTTAGATCTGAAGAAGGTGGAGATAGAGACACATTAACAGACAGACCTATTCAACCAAGGGGTGTAGAATTAGGGGATATGGATACATCTGCTGCATTTATACCAGGATCTAGAGTGATGGTAGATAATCTAGCTCCTCCTGTTACAACATTTGATACAATGATTACTGATGATGGTGCTAATTTAAATACTGGTATAGCTAATGTTGCTCCAAACAAAGCAAATGAAGCAAACATGCAAGTGGCAGATGCTCTACAATTAATACAACCTGGAACTCTATCCGATAGTATTGGCGTAAGAAATTTTGTGGCACAAACACTGAATCCAGAATTAAAAGCTTTTATAGATAGACAACCATCTATTGATCAAAGAATGAGAGAACTACAAAACCAAAGAGAACAAATTCAACGAGAAGAACAGTTTAAAGCAGACGTTTTAAAGTCTATACAAAATCGTAACTTACAAAATCGTAATGTAGATCGTTTGGCTACCATTAATCAAGATTATTTTAACAGAATCCGTAATCAAGAACCTTTTGTAGATAGTGGGGATTTTATAGTCGTAGACTAATGAAAGTTACAGATTTTTTACATAAATATAAAAAAGCCTTGAATACTAGGATTGAAGATATTAGTATTGCTTTAACAAGTGGTAATGCCTCTGATATGGAGTCATACAAAGCAATGGTGGGTGAAATCCAGGGTCTAACCTACGCATTAGAACAATTAAGAACCCTGCTGGAGAGAACAGACAATGACATTGATAGTCCCTGAATATATTCTTAGTCAAAAGAGAGCTAAGGAAAAAGCAGACGAAGAAGCAAAAAAATTATCATTAAAAGACAGAGTACCACAACCGACTGGTTGGAGGTTACTTGTTATGCCTTACATGGGTAAGGAAACAACAGAGGGTGGTGTTCATGTGCCAGACTCTGTAAGAGACAAAGAAGCTAGAGCCACAGTTGTGGCGTATGTGGTCAAAGTAGGTCCACTAGCATATAAAGATTTAGACAAATTTGGAGAGGATGGAGCTTGGTGTAAGGAGGGCGACTGGATATGTATTGGTCGTTACGCTGGTTCTAGATTCCAGATAGAGGGCGGAGAAGTGCGTATTATCAATGACGATGAAGTCATTGCAACCATTGTCAATCCCGATGACATCAAATCATACGGAGCTTAAAGTATGCAACAACAAAAACAAGAAGAACTTTTTGAAGAAGTGGAGGTAGAAGATGGTCCAGAAGAAGAGGGGAAGACCCCCCAAGAAACAACCCAAGTTGTCGGAGATACCGAAGGCACAACCCAAGGTGAGGAGAATGTTGCCGATGAGGATCTTTCTGAATATTCAGAAGGCGTTAAAAAGCGTATATCAAAACTTACGAACCGTTTTCGTGAAGAAGAACGACAGAAACAATCTGCAATCACTTATGCAGAATCTATCAAAAAACAGAACGAAGAACTCAAAGCAAGATTAGAAAAATTAGATAATAATTACGTTGGTGAGTTTGACAATAGAGTAACTGCTCAAGCACTAGCTGCAAAAGAAGCCTATAAAAAAGCGTTAGATTCTGGAGATGCAGATGCTTTGTATGAAGCACAACAAAACATAGCTCGTATTGCTAATGAAGAAGCTAATCTTAAAAAACTAAAAGCTGAAAGAGAGGAGCAGGCACAAGCTGCAAAAGAAGCTCCACCTCAACAAGCTCAACCTCAACCTCAACCCAAACCAGACCCTAGAGCAGAAAGATGGGCACAAGATAATGAATGGTTTGGACAAGATCAAACCATGACTTATGCCGCTTTTGGTGTACATAAAACATTAATTGAACAAGAAGGGTTTGACCCAAACACCGAAGACTATTATACTGAACTTGATAGAAGGATGAGAACAGAATTTCCACATAAGTTCTCGGATACGAGAACGCAGTCTTCTACTCCTAGAGTTGCGTCTGCTGGAGCTACAGCTTCACGATCAACTACAAGAGGTAAAAGGACAGTTAAGCTAACGCCATCACAGATAGCGATAGCAAAAAGATTAGGTGTCCCATTAGAAGAATATGCAAAGCATGTGAAGGAGTAATTATGACTACGAACAGAATTTCACGAGAAGCCACAAATCGTGCTAATAACACAAGGAGAAAACCTTGGCAACCTCCAGCAAAGTTGGATGCACCTCCAGCTCCAGATGGATTTGAACATCGTTGGATTAGAACCGCCCTTCGTGGTGAGGAAGATAAAGCGAATGTTTTTTCCAGAATGAGAGAAGGATGGGAACCAGTTAGGGCAGACGAATACGGAGCCGAAGCTGCAAAATATCCAGTTATTGAAGAGGGTAAAAACAAAGGGATAATAGGTGTCGGTGGTTTAATGTTGGCACGAATACCCGCAGAAACGGTACAAGAGAGAACTGAATATTTTCGGGAGCAGACCCGCAATCAAATGACAGCCGTGGATGAAAACTTGATGAGGGAGCAACATCCCTCTATGCCTATCCATAAACCAGATAGGCAAAGTCGTGTAACCTTCGGTAAGGGAAGTAAAATGAATAATACTTCCAGTACCGAGTAACTTAAAAGGAGCTAAAGATGGCAAATGCCAATGTATCTTTTGGACTCAAACCTGTAGGAATGCATGGTTCAAGTCCAGCGACTCAAGGTACGAGTCAATACTTTATTGCAAGTGATGCTTCCGCGATTTTTCAAGGTTCACCAGTCAGAGCAGAATTAACTGGTGGCACGATTCAGATCGCTACGGCTACTTGTGATGGAGTTCAGCTACTAGGTGTATTCGCAGGCTGTGAGTTTGTGGATGCAACTACTGGTAAGTTAAGGTTTAGTAATACATGGCCTGGTTCAGGATCAGCTAATACTAACTTTGACATCAAAGGGTTTGTGTATGACAATCCAGCACAGAGATTTATTATCGCAAGTGATGGCACAAACACTGACAGAGCGACAGCAAAAGCTGACATTTTTAAGACAGCTGAAATCGAGGGTGGTACTGGTGGAAACACTACTACTGGTATTTCTACTGCACAGATAGATATATCTACCGCAGAAGATACAGATACCTCAAACCCACTAATGATTTTAGGTATCCATGAAGAAGTCACTAATGCTGACCATAGTGCTGCTGGTGTTTCATACATAGTTAAAATCAACAACCATGCGTTAAACTCTTCGGACGTTGACGCTACTGCATCTTAAGGAGGGTGTAATATGGCTATTTCAAGAGCACAACTCGCCAAAGAATTAGAGCCTGGTTTAAACGCCCTCTTTGGTATGGAGTATAATAGGTATGAAGGTCAACATGCAGAAATCTTCGACACAGAGGCATCAGATAGAGCCTTTGAAGAAGAGGTCATGTTAAGTGGTTTCGGAGCAGCGCCTACTAAGCAAGAAGGTTCTGGTGTCACATTTGATGATGCAAACGAAGCCTACACTTCAAGATATAACCATGAAACTGTGGCAATGGCTTTCTCAATAACAGAAGAAGCAGTAGAGGATAACCTTTACGATAAGCTATCTGCTCGTTATACGAGAGCACTTGCAAGGTCAATGGCACATACAAAGCAAGTGAAAGCTGCAAACGTATTAAATAATGCGTTTACTGCTGGAGCAACTGCTGGTGGTGATGGTAAAGCATTACTAGCAACAGACCACCCATTAACAAATGGTGGGACTTTTGCTAACGAGCCAACTGTTGCAGCAGACTTAAATGAAACATCTTTAGAAGATGCTTTGATTAAGATTGCAGGCTTTGTAGACGAGAGAGGTTTAATAATCGCTCTAAGAGGAATGAAGTTAATTGTTCCAAGACAACTACAGTTTGTCGCAGAGAGAATATTGAACTCTAACTTAAGAGTCGGAACAGCAGATAATGATGCTAATGCTATTAGGAACATGGGAATGTTACCTCAAGGATACATCATTAATGATTATCTAACCGACACAGATGCGTTTTTCATTAAGACAGACGCACCAAATGGTCTTAAGCATTTCGAAAGAATGCCAATGGCAACAGCTATGGATCCAGATTTTGATACTGGGAACATGAGATATAAAGCAAGAGAGAGATATTCTTTCGGCTTCTCAGATCCTCGTTCACTATTCGGTTCACCTGGAGCATAAAAAATTTAAATATTTTTTTAGGGCGACTATTTGCAGTCGCCCTTTTTTTATGTATAATAAAACTACCTTGACGAAGAATTAACTTCGACAACAGCCAAGACAAGGAGACATACATGGCTAATACAACATTCTCAGGTCCTATTAGATCTGAAAGCACTATTAAAACAATCAGTAAAGATGCAACTAGCGGAACCATTACAGAGGTAACAACTCTTGGTGGAGCACCAGTTAGCTTATCTGATGGTGACGTAACTCTTACAAATGCTACTCATAGTGGTAGAGTTTTGCTTGTACCAGATGGAACACAAGACAATACATACACATTACCAGCACCTATAGCTGGATCAATGTTTAGATTTGTTTATGCGGGTGGAGCTGCTGATGCAACAGACGCTCTTATAATTACACCAGGAAATACGAACTTTTATATTGGTGGAATTACTCATTTAGATACAAATGCAGATAATGTAACTGTGTTTTCAAATGGTAGTTCAAACAGTAGTGTGCAGTTAAATGTGCCACAAGCATTTGATATTACGATTATGGGACTAAACACAACCAACTATCAAATTTTTGGCACTGTTACATCAACTACAGTTCCTGCTTTTGCTGACCAATAATAGGAGATATAAATGGCTGGAACAAGATCTGACGTAAAAGCCTTTAATGTAGATCAAGGAGATGCCGCTGCTATTATAGGACCTACAAGATCAAGAATAAGACAAATAGTAGTGTTCGGTAATTCTGCGGGTGCTCTTACCATAACAGATGGTAATGGTGGAAGTAACTTAATAGTGCAAAGTTTTCCAACTGGATTACACACTCTTAATATTCCAGACAATGGCATATTAGCAGAGAGTGGTGCATATCTATCTGCTTTTACTGGTAGTGGTAACAAGCTCACTATATTCTTATCGTAATGGCTAGAACAAGAGACAAGCAACCTCCTAAGACCAAAAAGTATTTTCGCTCTACTAAGTCTGGGGCGGGAATGACAAAGGCTGGGGTTGCTCGTTATCGAAGAGATAATCCAGGCAGTAAATTAAAAACTGCTGTCACTGGTAAAGTTAAAGCTGGGAGTAAAGCAGCTAAGAGACGTAAATCATTTTGTGCCAGAAGTGCAGGCCAAATGAAAAAGTTTCCTAAAGCTGCCAAAAATCCTAATAGTAGATTAAGACAAGCAAGAAGAAGATGGAAATGTTAAACATAAAAGGAATACTTACAGGTGTTATTGTGACTTCAGCCACTGGAGCAATGGCATGGATATGCTTAACATTGATTAATGTAGACAAAAGAACTGCAATTACTGAGATAAAAGTTAAAGAAAATAACAAAATGATAACAGTGTTGTGGGCAGATTTTATGAGAAGAAAGGGTGAGGATGACAATCTCGCGGGGATCGATATCAAAACAGATAACAAAATCTCCTGGAAAACGCTCCTCAAAGTGGAGTAGTGCTAGGAAGAGGCGGATCGATTGTAAAAGACCTAGAGGGTTTTCTGAAAAAGCACATTGTGCCTCTAAAAAAAGGAGAGGTCGTAAGAGGTGAGCCAATTAAAATATGTCACAAGTGTAAGAAAAAAGAGTTTTTTTGCACTTGTTGGAAAATAAAGAAAGGAAGATACTATGCCTAAAGACGCATGTTACCATAAAGTGAAAGCCAGATATAAGGTTTTCCCATCAGCGTATGCCTCAGGTGCCATCGCTAAATGTAGAAAAGTCGGTGCAGCCAACTATGGAACTGGTGGCAAAAAGAAGAAGAAAGCCGAAGGTGGTCTTATGGCTGCAATCAAAAAGGTAGACAGAGAGCAATCAATGAAAGCCAGAGAAGGCAAAGTTGTTAGAATGACTAAACGTAAGTCAAGCAACAAAAACATAGCTAGAGGTTGTGGAGCTGTAATGTCTGATAGAAGAAAGAAAACAAAGTATTCGTAATGGCAGTTCGAAAGACGAAAAAGGGTCTAGCACTTAAGCGATGGTTTAAAGAAGACTGGAAAGATGTCAAGACTGGTAAACCATGTGGTCGTCAAAAAGGTGAAAAGCGTGGGACTCCGTACTGTAGACCAAGTAAAAGAATTAGTTCTAAAACTCCAAAGACCACTAAGGAGATGACAGCAAAAGAAAAAAGCAGTAGAATAAGTCAGAAGAATAGATTAGGGCAACCAGCAGGTAAGCCAAGAAGAGTTAAAGCATTGAGAAGGAAAAAGAAATAATGGCAACTTCAAACTCAAGAGATTTTGATTTAGACGTAGCAGAGCTTATTGAAGAAGCCTATGAGAGATGTGGGTTAGAGTTAAGAACTGGTTACGATGCTAGAACAGCTAGACGTTCCTTGAATCTTATGTTTGCTGATTGGGCAAACAGAGGTCTTAATTTATGGACTGTAACACAAGAAACAAAGGCAGTAACATCTGGCACGGCTACATATACATTAGATAGTGAGTTTGTAGATTTATTAGAAGTTGTTTTAAGAAACAGTAGTAATGTTGATTTTACTTTAACTCAAATGAGCCGTAGTGAGTATCTTAGAATACCTAACAAAGACAACTCTGGACAACCAAGTCAGTATTTTTTTGACAGACAAGTAACTCCTACGATTACATTGTGGTCAACTCCAGACACTTCTTACACTTTAGTTTTCTATTATGTGAGACGAATAGAGGACGCAGATTCTTTAGTTAACACAACTGATGCACCTTTTAGATTCTTACCATGTATGGCAGCGGGACTTGCTTATTACATAGCTATAAAGAGAGCACCAGATAGAATACAGATACTAAAAAGTATATATGAAGAAGAGTTTCAAAGAGCCGCAGCAGAGGATGCAAGTAGTACGCCTCTTAAATTAACACCTAATATTTCATACTTGAGATACTAATGGCTAGATACGCAAGTGGAAGATACGCATGGGGATATTCAGATAGATCTGGATTTCGTTATCGTTTGCGTGAAATGCGAAAAGAATGGAATGGACTTAAAGTAGGTCCAGACGAGTATGAAGCTAAACATCCTCAACTAGAACCTAATTATCCAGGCCCAGATCCTACTGCACTGTATGAACCAAGACCTAATCAAGATACAGACTTAACTGCATTTGTAGTATACACAAATGCTGGAAATGGTATAATAGGACAGAAAATGACACCGTTCACAGCTACGATTAGTCTGGGGACAGTAACAGTGAGTACCTCATGAGTTTTACATTAACAACATTGAAACAATCAATACAAGATTGGACAGAAAATGACGAAACAACTTTCGTTAATGAGATAGATTTTTTTATAAAAAACGCAGAAGAAAGAATATTTAAACTTGTTGATTTAGATTATTTCAGAAAAAATGTTACTGGAACCATGACAGCTAGTAATAAGTTTTTACAGAAGCCGTCTGATTATTTAGCAACATATTCATTATCTTATGTAAAAGATAGTGCGAATGTGTTCTTATTACAAAAAGATGTGAATTTTATTCAGCAGTATACAGCTAATCCAGCAACAACTGGTTCTCCTATATACTATGCTTCTTTTGATGTTGATAACTACATAGTAGCTCCAACACCAGATTCTAATTATCCAGTAGAACTACATTATTATTATAGACCCGCATCACTTACAACAGATGATTCTGGGAGCACATGGATAAGCACTAACGCTCCAGATGCTCTTTTGTACGCTTGTCTTGTTGAGGCTTATACTTTTATGAAAGGCGAAGCTGATTTACTACAATTATACAATGGTAGATTTGGCGAAGCTATTCAAAGGTTAAAAGGTTATGCAGAGGGTCAAGAAAATATAGATGCTTACAGAACAGGATTGCCTTCCAAATAAGATGAAAAATAAAAGCGTAGCTATTGTCGGTCTTGGCAATAGTTTTTCAGAGTACATTTTAGCTAAGATTAGAAGCGAAAAGTTTGATGAAGTTTGGGCGATAAACGCTATGTCTGGTGTTATATATCATGATAAATGTTTTATGATGGATCCACCATCGAGGTTT